CTGCGCAATCTCGGCATGACGAAGGCGACAATCAAGGGCGCCCGCAACCCGATTATCCTAGGGGATGTGTTCGATACGTTCACGCGGCATATTGACGAAATGGCGACGTATAACGGGCTGGTGGTGCCGCTTTCCGACGCCATGAAATGGTTCAACTTCCGCTATGAAGGCGGCAGCGTGAAGCAGTCGATTGCGCGCGTGCTGGGCAATCAGGGCAAGCTGTATTTCATCAATTTTGTAAAAGACCTGAACGGCGTGGTGGCAAAACCGTATGAAACGGGAATATCGGCAACGCTTATCCGCAACGCCAAGACCGCGGCTGTCGGCGCGAATCTGTCCGTGGCGATACAGCAGCCTTTCGCTTATATCCGCGCGATGGCGGAACTGAGCCCATCTGCGCTGGCCGGAGCCTTGTTCAAGAAATCAAACGTTGCAAAAGCTCAAAAATATGCGCCCATAGCGCTCTGGAAGAGCTGGGGATATTTTGAGCTTAATGTGTGCAAGAGTATGCGCGAGATCATAGTGGGCGATTCAAAACCGACGCAGAAGATACGCGCGGCGTCGCTGTGGCTGGCGCAGACGGCGGATAATCTGACCTGGGGGACGCTGTGGAACGCCTGCGAGATCGAGATAAAACGGAAACGGCCCGATCTGAAGCCTGGTTCTGAAGAGTTTAACCGGACCGTGGGAGAGCTTCTTTCCCGCGTGATAGACCGCACGCAGGTGGTTGATAGCGTATTCCACAGGAGCCAACTGATGCGCTCTGAGAGCGGGCTGGTGAAGCTGTACACGGCATTCATGGCCGAACCGATAAAGAGTTACAACATGCTCCGCAACGCGGTTATGGCCGTTGCGCGTGGTGAGAAGGGCGCCGGAAAGAAACTGGTGCGCGTGGGCATAACGTTCCTGCTGACGCAGGCGGCAAACGCTGCGGCGCGTGCTTTCATCCAGGCGTTCCGCATGGCCGGCGCTGACGAGGATGACGACGGCGAAGAAGATGCATGGGGCCTGCGCTGGATACGATCTTACGGCGAGGAGCTTGCCAACAATGTTAATCCGCTGAGCCTGATTCCTGGCGGGCGCGAGATTGTTTCCATGATCCAGGGGTACGACGCCCAGCGCATGGACTTGAAGGCCGTCGAAACGCTGTACTCTACGGTCATCGGGCTGTGGAAGTACGTCAATGGTGAAAGCAAATGGAGCGGGTACAAGCTGGGCTATCAGATAGCGCAGGCGGTATCTTATATCACCGGCATACCTGTGTCAAATCTAATGCGCGAGTTTAAGAGTGTGTACGATGCGATAGCTGAAGATAATATTAGCATGGAGAGCGAAACGTCAACGCTCAAGAAGAGCATAGAAACGCTGTATAAGGCGACGCTGGCCGGTTACACGGAAAAGATCAGGCGTATCCGCGAGATGCTGGCAAACGATGAGGATAGCCCGAAGAGCCCGAAGGATATCGACATTGCGCTGGCGAGGGTGCTTATGGAGAAAGACCCGCGGATTGCCCAGGCGTATGAGGCGCGCGCTGCGTCCAATGTGTCGCTTCTTAAATCTATATTCAAAGATATACAGGCAGACGGATTTAGCTTCGATGTGGTAACGTATGCTATCAATCTGTATGAAAACAGCCTCAAAGAGAAGAAACCTAAAGACTTGGAGGCGGAGCTTTCTTCGCCGCTATATGACTATGAGGATTTGTACAACGCGATCCGCAGGGGACGCCAGAGTGATGTTGATGCTATCTATGACGAACTGCTTTCATACTATGACGCTGCATCCGGTTCGCCCAAGAGCCGTGCCGATATTGATTCCGGCGTGGCGAAAGTTCTGATGGAGCAGGATGATCGGATCGCCCAGGCGTATGAGGCGAAGGTTGCGCTGGATACGGCAACGCTGTATAAGATCAAGGCTGATGTTATGGCCGACGGGTTTACCGGCGAGATGTTTGATAAAGCCTTAAAACTGTATGAGGCAGACGTAACGGGCGACGAAAGCAAAGACCTGACAAAAGAGCTGGATGTGGCCCTGTTCAGCAAGGATGACCTGTTCGCCGCTATCCGCAAGGGCGATACGAAGGCGATAAAAGCTATCTATGAGGAACTGCTGGCCGATTCGGATTCGGATGATCCTGCAAAGACGATAAAGGGATATGTGACCAGCGAGTTTAAAGAAGAATACCTCGACGCCATTGACGCGGGCGATATCGCAACGGCCAACAAATTGGCTTCGTACATGAAAATGGTTGGCGTGACAGACGATGATATGGAAGAGTGGCAGATGGATAGGCTTAATTCCAAACTGCGCGTGGCGCTGGGCGAAGAATCTGTATCTGAGATCAACGATTACATTGCGAAACAGATCGCGCTCGGCAAGGGTGATCGCACGATTAAGAGATATGTAACGCAGATTGTGAAGCCCAAAGTCATCCAGGCGTATATCGACTATGGAGAGGCTGGCGTGCGCCAGGCGCTCAGTTGGCTGGAGAAGATTGATCTCAAGAATACCAGCAATACGCGGCATAGGGGCAAGCCGTATTACTACGATGATTTCGTGTTCGGCTGGATTGAGGATTATCTTGAGAACCCGGCGGCGTGGGAAGAAAAGCTGGCGGCCGCTGCTGAGAAGGCGAATAAAGCAAGCGAAGAAGCGGCGTTTGATGAACAACTTAAAGCGGTGATACGCCAGGCGACATCCGGGTATTCCGGCAAGGACAGAGATACCATCGAGCGCATGATAAAGGAAGCGGCAAGTAAGGATAAGTACACCGGGCGCGGGAACGTTGACCTGAAAAAGCGCGAGGTTGACGCTTATGTGATCCGTCCAGGCGATTATAAAGAATATGAACCAAATGAGAATTATCCGTACATGCTGATACCGAAAGTGCGCGACGGGCTTGACCGCGATATGACGAAAGATGAAGCCTGGGCGTGGTACAGGAAAACCGGCCAGCATCTCGGCAAATTCAAGACGAAGGATGAGGCCGATAAATATGCGGATATCGTTCACGTCGTCAGCTATGCGCTGTATAAGCTAGGCAAGTACAAAAAGTAGGGAGAGCTCAAGCAACGCGTATTCGTGAAGTGCTGATAAACGGGGAGAATATGGTAGCGCGTTTTGTTACTTTGACGGTAGCGGACGCGCTATTTTATTTGAGGAGGAGCTAATCATGACACTGGTAACGATCCTGATTCTCGCAATCACTGTGGAGGCGCTGATCGAGTACGGCAAGCTCATTTTCCAGAAGAAGATCAATTGGAAACAGCTCGTTGCGCTTTTGCTCGGAGTGCTGCTCGCTATCGCGGCCAACGTGGACCTGTACGCGCTGGTCGGCGTGACGTTTATCGTTCCGTATGTCGGCGTGGTGCTGACCGGCATTATCTTCTCCAGGGGCGCAAACTATGTGGCGGATTTTTTAAAAATGATACAGGGCGCCGGAGCCAAGGTGATTATTCCCCCTAGCGTCGAGAATAGCAAAGGTGGTGAGGACAAAGGTGGTGAGGACGATGAGTAGAGCGATGAAGCTGTGCGCTTTTGCGCAGGCCCAGGTGGACAACGGCTCCATATACGTGCTTGGTGGCCAGGGCGAAACGCTCAGCCAGATTACCGATTCGTGGATTGCAAAGCGGGAACACTATGACGCGAACAATATTAAGCGCGTCAAGGCCTTGCTGGGTAAACGCATTGAGCTAGGTTTCATAAATCTCCGGGCCTATGATTGCAGCGGGCTTATTATCAGGTTTCTGCTAGATGAGAAGCTGGAATCGAAGGACAAGACCGCCAACGGCATATTCTTCGATTATTGCATACAGATTGATAAGTCTGAGCTGCGCGCCGGCGACCTGGTGTTCAAAAAGTATGCAACGAAGAATCAGATGTATCACGTCGGCGTCTACATGGGCGACGGCACGGTGGTACACGCGAAAGGCCGCGACCACGGCGTGGTGCGCGAATCCATATCTAAAGAAGGCTGGAACCGGTACGGCAGGCTCAAGGCGTTTATCGCTGAAGATGGAGAAAAAGTCATAAGCCGCCTGCTCAAGAATGGCAAGAAGGGCGAGGATGTGCGGCTGGTGCAGCAGGAGCTCATGATGCTCGGATATGATCTCGGCAAGTGGGGCGCTGACGGTATTTTCGGATCGCAGACACGCAATGCCGTGCGGAAATATCAGAAAGATCACAAGCTCAAAGTGGATGGCATCGTTGGCAAGCAGACAACGACTGCGCTGGGGATGGTCTGGAAAGGCTAGGTGACAGCATGGATGTTTCAACAGTCATCACGATATGCGGGTTCATACTCACAATATCCGTGAACGTTGCGCTGGTTGCCCGCTGGAGTGGTAAAACAACCGCGCAAATTTCAGCGATGCAGGAGGATATCCGAAGGCTTGAAAAAAAACAGGACGAGAGCAACAAGGTGAAGGAGCGTATAGCTGTTTGCGAAGAAATTCTGAAACGAATGCTTCAAGGGGCCGAGTATCCGGCCCTTTTTGCGTGACGGCGATATTTAGCAATATCTTTAGAAATTCTTTTGAAAAATTATCATGAATAATGTTGACAATGAGTGAAAAGGAGTGTATAGTATAACTGTAAACATTTTAAATGTTTAAATGTATGTGCTATCACGCAGAATGTTGGAGGCTTACTAATGACCGCAATAGCCAATTTCAGAAAATCAATCGGCATGACACAAGCGCAATTAGCCAAAGAGCTTAATATCAGACAGTCAACAGTTTCAATGTGGGAAAAGGGAATAAATATGCCTCGTGCAGATACGCTGCTAAAGCTCGCAGCTATTTTCGGCTGTACAGTGGACGACCTGCTCAATGCAAAGAAGGTGCTTGATAAAGGCACAGAGGAGGCATAAGTATGGCAGAGGCATTTATCACAACGGTGTACATACTGGCAATGTTTGCCGCAGCATACGCGATATCGTATCTGCTGTGGTCAATAGCAATCAAATTAAGAAGAAGGAGGAAAAGGAAGGCATGAAGGCATTGGGAATTGTGAGGAAGGTAGACAACCTCGGAAGGATTGTGCTGCCAAAGGAGCAAAGCATTATATCAATGGCATTATAACATGCCGGAACGGAGGGGTCAATGAGTATCACAGAAATCACGCGGCGAGAGAGCCACGAATTGGTGGACAAGCAGACGCGAAAGGATGAAATCATCGCCGTATGGGTTGGCGAAATGACGGCGCGCGAGGTCGCTAACGCGCTCGGCTATCTGGACATGAACGCCGTGCGCCCGCGAATCACGGAACTCTGCAAAGAAGGGTATCTGGTAGAAGTGGGTATCAAGATTGATCCGGTGACAGGCCGGCGTGTGACGTGCTGGCGGCGCGCGTAACCGGCCGATACAAAAGAATTTAGGAGGAGCATGAAAGTGGAAGTCTTTAATGAGAATGAAATGGCAATGGTCCCCACGGTCGTCGCAAACGACGTGGAGGAGTACAACTACGATGACATAATAGCTGTTGCGGAACGCGCTGAAAAAATGGTAACGGCGCTCAACAAGATCATGGCGGCGGCTATCCGCATCACGACGCATTATGATTGGATACTGATTGCCGGCAGGCCGTATCTCCAGGAAACGGGCGCGACGAAGGTCGCCCGGCTGTTCGGGATCAGTTGGAAACACTGTCCGGGGTATCCGCAAAAAGAGCTTGATGAAGGGTATCCGGTGTACACATACCGCATGGTTTTCAAGATGGGCAATACACAGATTGAGGCCGAAGGCGTCCGCAGCGGAAAGGACGAGTTTTTTGCCGGTAAAGCTGACAATCGGAAGAGCCCAGACTTCATCGACGATGGCGACGTTCGCAAGGCAGCGTATACCAACTGCCTTAATAACGGCATCAAGAGGCTGTTGCCTGGCCTGCGCGGGCTGGACGTGGACACGCTGGAGGCGAATAATATCAACGTCAAACTGATTCGCGGATATACGTTCGACGAAGGCAAGCATGGCGGAAAAGGCACCAGTGCCGCGGCCAGCGGGCTGAAATGCGCTAAGTGCGAAGCGGCTATCACGCAGAGGGAGGCGTCGTACAGCGAAGGCAAATACGGCCAGCGGTTGTGTCGTGCGTGCCAGAAGAAAGTCAATGAAGCGCCCGCACCGGCTCCCCAGGGCCCTGACGACGACGTACCGCCGCCGATGGAGGCGCCGCCGGAGAGGTGGGTGAAGAGATGATCTCCGCAAATCTCATTCAGGACGCTATCCGTAAAGAGGTTGAGAGCCGGATCACGGTCTATCCGTGCAATAATCTCCGGGCATCCAACATCGGGCATCCATGCGCACGGTATCTGTACCTGCTGATAAAACACTGGGACGAGGCAGCTCCGCACGACTACGGCCTGCAGAACATCTTCGATCTCGGCAACAGCATCGAGGAATACACCATCAATAAGCTCAAGGCGGCAGGATTTGAAGTCATCACGCCCACGCAGCGGTCGTGGAAGGTAGAAAATCCACTTATCACCGGACGGGAAGATATCCGCATCAAAGACCCGGAGGATGGTCAACTGTATCCTGCTGAAATCAAGGGGCTGTCGCCGTATGAGTGGGAGCGGCTAAACAGCGTCGAGGATTTTTACAGCAGCAAGCGTCATTATATACGGGCGTATCCGGCACAGCTTTTAGTCTATATGTGGCGCTTTGAAAAGGAGATGGGCTTCTTCGTTCTGACCAATAAGCTGACCGGGGAAATTAAAGTGATTGACGTTCCTTTCGATTGGGACCGCGCCGACGCCTTGCTGAAAAAGGCCGAAATGGTGTATGCGGCGCTGGATGATCCGACAGGCAAGACGATCCCGCCTGCGTGCGATGACATTGACGTCTGCGAAGAGTGCAAGCTGGCGCACCGCTGCTCGGCCGGCATCAACCGTCCGCCCGCCGATATCGACAGCGGCGAACTGCAAGACCTTATCGACAAAAAGCTGGCGCTGGCACCGATGTACAAGGAATACAACGAGGTCAACGATCAGATCAAGAAGTTTATGGCGGATCGTGATAAGGTCGTCTGCGAGCGGTATCTGGTCACTGTTAGCACTATTCAAAAGAAGGAGTATGTTGTCGCGGCTAGGACAGAGCGCCGCGTCAATATCAAAAAACTGTAGGATGCTATAGGGCCGGGGTGCTTTGCCTCGGCCCCGCTCCGGATTGGGGGGTGTTACATGGGCAACTACACGGCCGGGGTCAGAACTATCTGCCCGTTCTACATCAAGGAATCGGATAAGGGTATAACGTGCGAGGGCATTATCCCAGGCACAATGCAGCTTATACGGTTCAATAGCGTGCTTGAAAAGCGACGGCATCAGCAAACCAGGTGCGAGAGGCGCGATTATGCGGACGTCTGCGCTATCGCAAAAATGCTGATGGAACGGGCGGAGAAAGAGGATGACGCTGTTAGCGTCCAAAATGCCGCTGATAGCGTCATCCGGTATGAGGAGCGTCTGATTATGCTCGGATTGAACATCCGGGAGGCGCGTCTGATGCTCGGTCTTACGCAATCGCAGCTTGCACGGCTGGCTAACGTGAGCAGGTCATATGTCGGGGATATTGAGCGCGGGCAGAAAGAGCCGTCGTTTGATACGCTTGCTGCTATCGCAAAGGCTTTGAACAC